ATACGCATTGGGCTTACCATTGTTACTCCCAGCCCTTATCCTGTACATTATCTCAGGAGTAATGTATGCTAAGGATACCACTGGGCTAGTCGTTAGATGTATCTCCCGCATCTGGAGGTATCCAGTAGGGAGTGCATCCTCTTTCGATCCACTTGGCGTTGTGTCGGATACGGTAGTCTCCATAGCACGAAGACGCAACGTCCTATTGAATGTTGCCTCTGCTAAGGACACAAACTCCGGTATCCGATCAGTCAGGTCATCCCTGTCTAACCAGTTAGCTACAGCAGTCTGTAAAGTGCTGTAAGTGTTTATAGCCATTATCTGCTCAGTTCAGTAATATAAACCGATGCTGTGCCTGTGCCAGTAATCGCTGCACACTTATCCGCCTCACTCACACGAAACCAGTACGGAGTACCAGCAGCTATGTAAGTTGAAGAAGTCGCTGCCGTTGGTGTTGTTTCAAATGCAACAAAACATGCAGCGGTAGCTGTCACCATAACGGTCTGTATTTGAGTTGCAAACGCAGATGTTCTAGTCGCGCCACTGGATGTGGTTGCGGATAAAGTATGCGTAGTTAGCGGATGCCAAACATTGCTAATATCAATCATATCATTCACCTATATGTTGGTGGGTGCTGTCTTAAAATACTTATAGTCGGGATTATTCAGATAAGCAGCCAGTATCTTTGGGTCTTTCTGTATCTCCCCATCAGTTTCTGCCATCCATTTCTCCCACATAGTTGCAGGGATTGAAGCTGCATGATGCCATTCACCCATACTGCCTAATGACAACTTATCCCCATAGTCGTTGTACTTTCTTTTGTTTATGTCTAAGAGAGAATCAACCTTTTCAGTTGTATTAAAGATAAACGTACCTTCAATATCATCAAAGTGCATGTCGGTATCTCGACCGTTCTCCCTAGCCAGTGCGAATTTATCAGACATAACCAATGCCTCCTACCTTGGGTGCGCCATCGGCTGGATCATTGTCTATGTACGCCTTCTTCAACCAACCAACTGCGTCAGTAGGTTCTTTAGGTGCAGCTTTAGCTTTGGGTGGCTTACCCTTCAGCATTTTCTTAGCTGTTTTCTCAAGTTCCTTGTCCATTTATGCTCCGTTAAGGCTTACGGCTACCTTATTCGTAAGATTGAAGTTACCAGCTACACTTATACGTTCCTCGTCTACCCAGAATGGATGTACCATATGATCTAAAGTAGCCGGAAACAACAGTATAAGATTATTTTCAGGTACAACATTCCACATGCTTACACTTAAAGGGCTAATAGATTCACCATATTTGAACACTATATGCCCTGCATCTTGCACGTTAGACTTGGCTTGTACCTTAAATATCTCTGGTGGTACATCTAAATATATAACAAAAGAAACTATACCACTGTGCTGATGTGGCGGATTATGGTCAAACATTCTCTGGAAGTTTATCCATAGACTACTGATGCCTATGTCTATATCACTACCACCGGGAGCAAAGTTGATACGCTTTTCTCCATAGTGATGCACCATAAAATCAAACCACTTAAACAAATACTGTAGTAGTTGAGGATAAATCTTTTCGGTGTAACCATCGTCATACTCATATGATCCACCATGATACATATTACCAGCTAACTTCTCCCTGTAATCATTATTCTTTTCTCTAGCTTTCTTACCCTCTAGTAGAAGAGAATCCCTCAGTTCATCCGATACAAAGTTTTGGTAGATACAAGGTCCAAATGGAAAGATTACTTTTCCGCCATGTTCGTCCTGTATATTAGGACAGTTCGTTTCTAGTATTTTCATAAGGTCGGAGGGTGGGTTTCCCCACCCCCCTTTAATTACCCTACGCTTTACAGTCAGCTAGGATGCCACTGGACTTCTCGTTTTTGGAAACGAGGCCAGCTTCATAGATAAGCATCTGCTTCTGAGAATCACCAGTTTTGGCGAGATCAACAACAGACCAATCTCTAAGGACTGACAGCCCCCAGAAATCCATATCTAGGAAAAAGACATGCTCTGTACTAGCTAGGTTACGATCCGGCATGATTTTAAACGTGCCGAAATCCGAAACATAAACATCAACAGCATTGACCGCAGTAGCTGGGCCTTTAGCGTTGACATTATTACGGATAGCGTAACCCGGACCAGCGTTGGAACTAAGACCTGAGATGGCCTGCTTGATAGTACCCGGACATAGGATCATGTCAGGATTGCCACCAGCATCGAAGGCATCTAGGATGACATTCTTAATGCCAGCTTCCGTAATGGATGCAGTAGCAGTAGATTCCGTCATAGTGTTAGTTCCGGTACCAGCAGACGCAGCAGGTGAACCGGACGTCGGGTTCATCGAAACGTAGTTGGTAGCGATCCAAGAAGGTAGTCCAGCAGAGACTCTAGCTGTCGTAGCGTCGCCTGCAACTTGTGCGACGTTTGCTGACAACATTGATTCCCAGTCTCTCTTCATCTGCTTACCTTTCTTTGCTAGCTGATAAGCCTGATGTTTGCCGTGACCTGCGTAGTTAACCGCATCATCTGTGCCGGATGTTTGGACCACGTAGCGCGATATTTGCGTACGATTACCCAAACGAGTTGGCAATGCCCGTGCTGCAGCAGCAGGACTATCGTCGCCTTCTATGACGCGGTTCGCGCCACCAGCAGCAATAGTATCTGTCTGCCATTCAAAGTGAGTATTGTCAGCTTTTTCACGGCTGCACCCACTAAAAAATGGTGTATCCAACGGAGCAATATTGTAGATGACATCGGCTAACTGCTCACGAATCGCCACTGACGAATAAGTCAGTGATGTGTTTGCGGCAATAGCCATAATGTTTCTCCTCTATTGAGATTTAAGTAAATCTTCCAGTAACAAGGCAGCGTCATCAACGTGGCCTGTAGACCGAAGACGTTTCATTCCCTCTTTACGTTTGCTTACACTCGCCTCTGCCTTACCTCGCTTTGCCTTTGTCTTCACAACCTTTGGCTTATTCTTGACCTTCTTAGCACGAACCTCATGCTGTTTTCGGGTCATGTCTTCATAAGCCTTAGCTTGCATAAGTACAAGTATCGAGCGGTGATCTACCAGTTGCGACAGTTCTTCCTGAGTATAACCTTTGGATAAGGCAAACTCTGACAAAGATTTTGCTATCGCTCTTTGTGTATTAGGATCATTCCATTCTGGTAAGATACTTACCATCTTAGAATGTTCTTCCTGTAACATCTGCTGGTGTTGCACCTGCATCTCCTGCTGCTGCTGTTGCTGAGCCTCTTGAGCCTTGAACTGCAACTGTTGAATACTCTCCTGGGCCTGACGATATTCATCACGCTTGGTTAAGTATTCTTCTTTGTCCTGACTCTTTAGAGTTTCCCAGTCAACATTAGCGTATTGCTGGAGATGGGCATAGTTTGTGTCTATCGCTGTGGATAGAGCGTCAACGTATTGAGCACGCATCTGCTGAGTCTGAGCGACTTCTTGCTGCATCCCTTGGGCAGCAGCATCCATCTGTCTCTTGTATTCAGCTAGTTGCTGTGTTTTTTGAGTATAATCCTGTTGGCGAGAATAGCCTTTTATGAGTTCGTCTTCGGAGACTTCCACATCCTGTCCATTTACTTTTACAGTATAGACCGTGGATTCCGACTCGTCCTCATCTTCAACTTCTTCTTCCTCGGATTCTTCAGATTCATCATCATCAACATCTTCAGATTCTGTTTCTTCGACTTCTTCAGTTTCTTCAGTTGTTTCATCAGATGACTCTACGTCTTGAGTTTCTTCAGACGGTTGCTCCTCTTGGTCTGGCTGCTCTTGCGAGTCCAGTAGTCCAAGGATTGCTTCTTGAGCAGCGACTACACCGCTGGGATCAAGATCGGGGTTTTGCGTTACAGCTTGGGGATTCGGTTGAGTATCCGCCATGTTCTACTCCTATAGTTGATATTCCTCAAGTTTCTTCGCCATCTCTCCAGTTTCAATAATACTGGTTAGATGAAGGCGTATCCGTTCGAGGAGTCGTAAGGATAACCAGAGGTTTTCTCTGGCCTCGGTATCGTGGATTCCTGTATGATCCCAGGCATCCGTGATATCTTTTGCAAGCGTGTCAAACGCTTCGTTTAATAGTTCATCAGAAAGTAGTGATTTTGCTCTAGCTTCTCTAAGTTCTTTATCCAAGTGCTACACCTCTGCCTTGTTGTGCTTCTAGGTTTAACTCTGCAACTTTTAGTTGCGCGTCGACCTGTGCTTCGGCAGCTTCTTGTTGGATTTTCATTTGTTTAACTTGAACATCAGCAGCTTTAATTTCTAATTCTTTTTGTTTCAGTTGTAGCTCAGCCTGTTCCATCTGTTCTCTGGGATCAGGCTGTTCCGGTATATTCTCTGGGTTGGTCAGGAAGTCGTCAACATTCTGGAAGCCCATATTCTTTATGAGTGCTGCCCCCAT